CCACAAAAGGAGAATTTGATGAATGGCAGATAAGTTAGATAGAATTATTGGAGATTACGTTAATGGCAGACTTGAAGCCAGAATAAAATCAATTGAAAGTAGATATCTTTATAAGCAAAAAGTAGATAACTTAGGTATTCGTACGGCTTATTCTGGTGGTTCGGAGCCTGAAAGTCATGTTTTAAATAAAGAAGCGCTTGAAAATGATGAGGAATTAATCAGATTAAGAGAATTGATAAGACAAATCGACATCTGGTATCTACCTTTGATTCAAGTTGAAAAGGAGGTAATAAGACTAAAATGTGAAGGATATAATGGCAGATACTGGTATCAAGTAATGCAAGAATTGGATGTTCAAGGATTTGAAGTTCCACAGAAGAAAGCTAAAGCTGCTTATTATAAATTTAGGAATGACATCTATTCTTTTGTTATTCACTTAATTTGAGAGGGACAAAATAGGAAAAAAAAGAATCGAAATTGCCTAAAAATGGTACATCAACCCTTGTTTTTACTGATATACTTGTATCATGAAGTTATCAGCGAAAGCAAACAAAATGTAATTCGTTCGGTTGGATATACTTCTAACGTTGCTGGACGATAAAACCAGCGTAGCAAGGAAAGCACCACTGGAGAGTGCGCAGGGTTCGACTCCCTGACTTGCTATTATATTTTATTACAGGTTGTCCAATGGGCAGCCTTTTATTGTTGGAAAGGAGATTAAATGCCAGTATTAGAAAATGCAAGACACGAAAAATTTGTTCAATGCCTAATTTCTGGCATGAGCCAACGAAAAGCATACAGAGAAGCATTTAAGCAATCATCAAAGTGGAAAGATTCAACTGTAGATGTAAAAGCAAGCGAACTTTTTGGTAAGGTTTTGGTAAGGTATAAAGAACTTCAAGAAGAAGCTCAAGATGCTGCGATTATGACTCGTAAAGAGCGAATGGTCACTCTATCAGAGATAGCTAAAAACGCTGAAAAAGAAGCTGACATGATTAAGGCAATTGACACTCTTAATAAAATGGATGGCGATTATACAAGCAAAGTTGAGTTATCTGGTTCAGTCAAAACCAATCCTTTTGTAGACTTATCGACAGAAGAGCTTAGAAAGTTGGCGAGTCGTGATGGATAAAATAGCGCTAGGGGCAAAAATTGAGCTGTCTAAGCGCTTTTTCTTTGATTACTGTAATCTCATCATGCCAAGCTTTTATAAACGAGATAGAGCTTATCTGGTGACAATGTGTGAAGAGTTTCAGTCATTTCTAAATGATGATGAACACGATGTTTTAGTTTTGAATCTTCCGCCACGTCACGGGAAGTCGCTCACGCTCGGTAAATTTGTAGAGTGGGTGCTTGGTAATGACCACACGAAGAAAATCATGACTGGTTCATATAACGAAACCTTATCTACAGTCTTTTCTAAAAATGTTCGTAATACGCTTCAAGAGGAAAAAGCAGACGAGAACAAAATCGTTTACTCTGATATTTTCGATGCTGCAATTAAGTATGGAGATGCTGCTAAAAATCTTTGGAGTTTGTCGGACGGCTATAACAACTATCTGGCGACTTCTCCAACAGGTACTGCAACAGGTTTCGGTGCTGACATTATTATCATTGATGATGTTATCAAGAATGCTGAGGAAGCTAACAACGCGACAGTATTAGAAAAACATTGGGACTGGTTCGTAAATACCATGCTTTCACGTTTGGAGTCAGGCGGTAAAATCATAATCAATATGACTCGTTGGCATAGCGAAGATTTGGCTGGACGTGCTTTGCGTGAACTGCCTAAGAATGGCTATCGAGTAAAGCATATTAATTTCAAGGCTTTCAATGAACAAACGAATGAAATGCTTTGTGATGACGTTCTGACTCTTGAAGATTATAAGCGCAAGGTAAAAACAATGGGTGCTGATATTGCCAGCGCCAACTACCAACAAGAGCCGATTGATGTCAAAGGTCGATTATATAGTGAGTTCCAAACCTACAATGCTCGTTCAGAGTACAAAAAGATTTGGAACTATTGCGATACTGCAGACACTGGGAAAGACTATCTCTGTTCGATTGTGTGGGGTGAAACCTCAGACGGCTTTGCGGATGTGTTGGATATTATTTACACTCAAAAGCCGATGGAGTACACAGAAAACGCAGTGGCCAATCAATTAATTAATAACAGAGTGAATGCATCAAGAATCGAGCGCAACAATGGCGGTCGGTCTTTTGCTCGTTCTGTCAGGGATAAGATTCAAGGCAAAGTGGCTTGTGCTGTAGAAGATTTCTTCCAAGGAAATAATAAAGAAGCCCGAATTTATTCCAATAGTTATTGGATAGAGCAGCACGTTCGATTTCCTAATGACTGGCGAACTCGTTTTCCAGAATACTATCAAGCAATGACAACTTATCAACGTGAAGGTAAAAATAAACATGATGATGCGCCCGATGCAACAACCGGTATTGCTGAGACAATGACAACTCGCAAAGCAAAACTAAAATCTTTCAAAGGAGGATTCTAATTGAAATACAAACCACCTAAATTAATGACATTTTCAAAAGATGAACCAATCACAGTTGAAGTGGTTAACAAGTTCATGGAAAAACATAAATTAGAAGTTGCTCGGTATGAGTACTTAAAAAATATGTATCGTGGGATCATGTCGATTGATGATGAGCCAACAAAAGACCCTTGGAAACCAGATAATCGTTTAACTGTTAACTTCACTAAATATATCGTTGATACTTTCACAGGTTACTTCAATGGGATTCCAGTTAAAAAGTCTCATTCAGATAAAGAAATACTTTCTAAACTACAAGAATTTGATAACCTGAATGACATGGAAGATGAAGAGTCAGAGCTTGCAAAGATGGCTTGTATTTATGGTCGAGCATTTGAACTCTTGTATCAAGACGAAGAGACACAAACTAATGTTGTTTATAATAGTCCAGAAAATATGTTTATGGTCTATGACGATACAGTCAAACAAGAGCCTTTATTTGCCGTGAGATATGGTGTTGACGAGGACAAAAAACTTCATGGAGAAGTTTATACTCTACTTGAAACTATTAAAATCAGCGGAGAAAATGATGAGATTAGTTTTGGAGAAAAGACTTACAACCCATATCCAGATTTGCCAGTTGTAGAGTTCTATTTCAACGAAGAACGGATGAGTATCTTTGAATCTGTTATTTCATTAGTCAACGCTTTTAACAAAGCAATTAGTGAAAAAGCAAATGATGTTGATTATTTCAGCGATCAGTACTTGGCATTCTTAGGTGCTGCAGTTGAAGAAGAGGACTTGAAAAACATTCGTAGTAACCGTGTTATTAATTATTATGGCGAGAGTTCCGAAGCGAAAAATGTAGATGTTAAATTCTTAGAAAAGCCGGATAGTGATTCTCAAACGGAAAATCTATTGGACAGACTGACTAAATTAATCTTCCAAACAACAATGGTTGCGAATATCTCTGATGAATCTTTCGGGTCATCAAGTGGTGTCTCGTTAGCTTACAAGCTTCAAGCAATGAGCAACTTAGCTTTGTCATTTCAACGTAAGTTCCAATCTTCATTGAATAGCCGTTACAAATTATATTGTGAGTTAAGTACAAACGTTTCAAACAAGGAAGCTTGGAAAGATATTGAGTACACTTTTACTCGTAATGAGCCTAAAGATATTAAAGAGCAAGCTGAAACTGCTAATATTCTTATGGGAATCACTAGCCAAGAAACTGCTTTAAGTGTCATTTCCGTTATTCCAGATGTCCAAGCTGAAATGGAAAAAATCAAAAAAGAAGGTTCTTCTATACCTATGTTTGACCAGGACAAGCAATCTAGTGAGAATGGAACAGATGCAGCGGTTTCTGAAACGAATGAGGAGTAACCTATGAGAACTCCTGATTACTGGATAAAACGTGAGCAAGCGTGGCAGGCGCAACAAATCAAAGATGATACCAAACGCATGAAGCAAATCATGGATAAACTATTTGAAGCCCAAGAAGCCATTCAAAAAGAAATCAATGCCAACTGGCAAAATTTTGCGAATGGTCAAGGTATTTCTATTAGTGAAGCCATGAAACGTGCGGATAAAATGGATGTCAAAGCATTTGCCAATAAAGCTAAGAAATACGTAGAAGAAAAAGACTTTTCGCACCAAGCAAATCAAGTGTTGAAACTTTATAACTTGACCATGAGAGTGAATCGTTTAGAACTCCTGAAAGCAAATATTGGTCTGGAGCTTATTTCTGTATTTGATGACTTGGACAAATATTTCTCAAAGAATTTGACTGGTGCAGCTCTCACAGAATTTGAAAGACAAGCCGGCATACTTGGTCTAAGTGTTCCTAAAGGTGGGTACACAAGCTTAATTGAATCGGTTCTAAACGGAAGTTATCAGGTTGAAGGATTTGCCAGTTTCTCTGACAAACTTTGGCAGTATCAATTTGAATTGAAAGCTGATATTGAAAAACTTCTCATTCGGTCAGTAACTGGTGGAATCAATCCAAAGGCACTAGCCCCACAACTTAAAAGACTGATGACTGAACAAGGAAAGCTCAATGCGACTTACAACGCACAACGATTACTTATAACAGAAACAACACGAGTTCAGACAGCTATTCAAGAAGAAAGCTATAAAAAAGCAGATATTGAAAGTTATGAATATATTGCTGAATCGTCAGCTTGTCCTATCTGTGGGGCATTGAATGGTAAAATTTTCAAGCTAAAGGATATGTCGCCAGGAGTCAATGCTCCTAATATGCATCCGTTCTGTAGATGTAGCACGGCACCACATGTTGATGATAAAGGTTTCTGGGATGATTTACTTGATAGAAAAGTAATCAGTCAAGACGAATATAAGCAAGCTTTTGACGATAGAGCAGAAGCTGACAAAGCGATTAAAGAATTGCGCGATAAAAGAAAAGGAAATAAAAAATGAAAGATGACTATTTTAACCAAATTAAAATTGATAATGGATTAATCGTTAACGAAAAAAAGCTGAAACACTTAAAAAATGTCGAATTTAAAACAGGCTTGGATAATCTTTCTGAAATTACAGTAACATTTTACGGTAAGGTTGACGGCTTAGATAATCTCAAAGAAAATAATGAATTATATTCTTTTAAACTTAAGGAAGAAGCTAAAGGTAAATCGATTAAAGGATGAGAAATTCACTAAATGTAATTGCGTTTGTCACTGACAGGCGCTTTTCTTATGCTCAAAGGAGGGCAGAAAATGGACGAATTACAATTCACAAACAAAGCAAAGCAAATGGTAGCTGACTATGCCAATAAAAAGAACGAGGCAAAAACGACACCGTTAGAAGTATATGTCGTGTGGTCATGCAAGACTTTGCAGAATAACAAAGCGTTGCTTTCTACCGATGCCCCAGACGGTCGCTATTATGAAGTAACTTACAACGGAGATAAGCAAGAATTTTATTTTGACGCTTATATCAAGGAACATAATCAACTCATTAAATAATAATTTAAACCCTTGGGATTCCATGGGTTTTTCTTATGTCCGTTTCCGAACGTTGTGGACACTAAATAAAACACGAGAAAATCAGACTCCCAAGTCTTTAAATGCGAGTAGGAGGAACCAGAAATGGAACAAACAGAACTTTTACCCCTTAATTTGCAACTGTTCGCAGAAGAAGCAGCTGATGAGACGTCTGAAGTTGGTTCAGAAACTGAAACAGAAACAAACGAAGAAGAGCAACAAGAACAATCAACTGACAATGACAAAATTGTCGAAAAGCTTCAAAAACGAATCGGAAAAGAGCAGGCTGAAAAAAATGAAACAAAAACACAGCTTGACCAAGCGCTGGCTCGTATTGAAGAACTTGAAAAAGGTGGCAAAAAGTCAGTTAAAGAAAAATCTGACGAAGAAAAAGCTGCTGAAGTTCAAAAAGCTAAAGACGATGAAATCGCAAGCCTTAAAGCACAAATCAAAATTTCAAATATCACCAGCCAAGCTGATGAAGTGTTGAAAGAAAGTGGAATTGCTTTGAGTGCTGCGGAATTAGGATTATTAGTTGATGTTGATGAAGAAAAAACTTACAGCAATGTAAAAACTTTCCTCAATTTGCTTGATAATCAACGCTCACAGTGGGAAAAAGCACGAAACACAGGGACAACGCCTAAACGTGTTCCAGGTAACACTGATGTCGATGTTTTTAAACAAGCGGCAGCTAAATATTAAAATAGGAGATCTAAATTATGGCAATTAAATATTTCACAAAACAATACGCTGGTATGTTACCAGACCTTTTCGCAAAAAAATCAGCTTTCTTGCGTGCTTTTGGTGGAGTTCTTCAAGTAAAAGATGGTGTCACTGAAAATGATACTTTTATGGAACTCAAAGTAAGTGACACTGATGTAGTTATCCAAACATATTCAACTGATGCAAATGTTGGTTTTGGATCTGGAACAGGTAATACTTCACGCTTTGGTCAACGTAAAGAAGTTAAGTCAGTCAACAAACAAGTGAGTTACGATGCTCCTTTGGCAATTAATGAAGGAATTGATGATTTCACAGTCAACGATATCAAAGACCAAGTTGTAGCAGAACGTTTAGCACTCCATGGTGTGGCATGGGCCCAACATGTCGATAAATTGCTTGGTAAACTCTTATCAGATAGTGCCAGCGAAACGTTGGCTGTAAAACTTGATGAAGATTCCGTGACTAAATTGTTCTCAGATGCTCATAAGAAATTTGTAAATAACAACGTTTCTACAGCCGTGCCTTGGGTTGCTTATGTTAATGCTGATATCTATGACTTGCTTATTGACTCTAAACTTGCAACAACTGCTAAAAATTCAAGTGCAAACGTTGATGAACAAACACTTTATAAATTTAAAGGTTTTATTTTATCTGAACTTCCTGATGAAAAATTCCAACTTAATGAAGGAGCTTACTTTGCTGCTGATAATGTTGGTGTAGCTGGTGTCGGAATTCAAGTGACTCGTGCAATGGATTCAGAAGACTTTGCAGGAACAGCACTTCAAGCCGCTGCAAAATATGGTAAATACTTGCCAGAGAAGAATAAAAAAGCAATTCTTAAAGCCACAGTAACAAAGTAATTGCCCCTAAGAGCGTAACGTTAAATAAAACAACGTTATCGCTTGCAGTTGGGGCAAACGAAACATTGACAGCAACTGTCTTACCAGTAGATGCAGATGATAAAACAGTAACCTTTGCTTCAAGCGAACCTACAATTGCTACGGTAACACCGAAACAAGGGAATGTAGTTGGTAAAGCTGAAGGTAAAACGAAAATTACTGGAACAACAGCTAACGGATTAACTGTTACATGCGATGTTACCGTAACTTCTGTATAATAAGGAGTAATTTATGGCTATCACTGATGATTTAAAAAAGCTTTTGGGCGGTTCATCGGATGAGCGCTTGGAAGTAATCGAAAAACGCACTCGTGAACGTCTATTGCTTATTCTTGGTTCTGACATTGAAGAAGTACCGCCAGAACTCGAATATGTTGTTTTGGACGTTTCCTTGAAGCGTTTTAATCGTATCGGTCAAGAAGGCATGCAGTCCTACTCACAAGAAGGATTAAGCATGACCTTTTCAGAATCTGATTTTGATGAGTATGCCGATGAAATTGAATCATGGCGAAAATCAAAAGAAACTGAGGGCGATAAGAAGATTGGGAGGTTCAGATTGTATTGAGATATTTAGATGAAGTTACTTTTATCAAAGAATCGCCCGACTCACATTATGACCCCGATTTGGGCGAATGGGTTGAAAAAGAACCAACTCGAGCAGTATTTAGTGCAAATATCACTGATATTGGAACTGACAGAAGTATAAAAGTTTTCGGGGATATTAAACAAGGGGCAAAAGTCATGCGAATGATGCCCCTTTTTAATATGCCAGAATATGATTACATTGAGTTTGATAATAAAAAGTGGGCTTTAATGACTTACCGCAATCCAAGTGAGCGAAACACTTTTATTTTGCAGGAGGTCAATCAATGAAAATAACTGGAATTGATGCCTTGCAAAAGAAATTGAGAAAAAATGCTACGCTTAATGATGTCAAACATGTTGTAAAAAGCAATACTGTAAGCATGAACAAGAATATGCAAAATCTTGCTCCTGTAGATACAGGAAACATGAAGCGTTCAATAACCAGTGAATTTACAGACGGGGGACTTACAGGAACGACTATACCTCATACTGATTATGCTGGATATGTAGAGTATGGGACACGATTTCAAGCTGCACAGCCATTTGTTAAGCCGGCTTTTGATGTTCAAAAGAAGATATTCACAAATGATTTAGAAAGGTTGACGAAATGATTAAAACTCGAGACCAATCTATTTTTGACGAATTGTTCAAACGAATCCAAGCTTTGGGGTATACCGTTTATGATTATAAGCAAATGAATGAAGTGGGCTATCCATTTGTTGAAATGGAGAATACTCAAACTATTCATGAACCAAATAAAACGGATATTAAAGGCACAGTAAGTCTTTCATTATCCGTTTGGGGCTTACAGAAGAAGCGCAAGGAAGTGTCTGACATGGCAAGCAATATATTTAATCAAGCATTGAATATAAGTGCCACAGATGGCTATTCTTGGGCTTTGAATTTACAAGCAAGTACCATTCAAATGATGGACGATACAACAACAGGTACACCGCTTAAAAGAGCGTTTATTAACTTAGAATTTAGACTAAGATAGGAGATTTAATATGGCAGAATTAACAGCTAAACAGGGTAAAGATATTATCTTACTCTATCGTTTGCTTAGTAAAGCAACAAAAGAAGCCGCTTGGAAACTTGCTTTCCAAACAGAACACTCGAATGAAAAAACTCGAGATTACAACACTACAGCAACCAAAGATGGGACAATAGGTTCTCTTGCAGCAATTGAATACAGTTTGTCTGCCACATCTATTGCAGCAAATGGTGACCCACATCTTGACGAAATGGACAAAGCGTTTGATGATGGAGAAATTATTGAAGTGTGGGAAATTGATAAAGCTGAAAAAGGATCTGACGGAAAGTACAAAGCTAAATATCTTCGTGCTTATCTTACAAGTTTCTCTTATGAACCTAATTCAGAAGATGCGCTTGAATTGAGTTTAGAATTTGGAGTGTTTGGCAAACCTCAAAAGGGCCAAGCCACACTAACTGAAGAACAAGCTAATGTTGTTCAGTATGTATTCAAAGATACTATTGCGGGATAAAGCTGAAAATATTACTGGCTCTGCCTGGAGTACAGTTGTAGAAGTGACAATTTAAATACTATAAACGAAAGACTAGAGATTTGCTCTAGTCTTTATTTTTTAAGGAGAAATCAAAATGGAATTAACAATTAATGACAAACAGTATGTTTTTATCTTTGGTTACCGATTCATTAAGGAATTGAATAAAAAAAATGAAGTCACAGAGCGTGGGATGACTTTAAAAGCCGGCTTAGATAATGCTTTGATGAACTTCTTTAGCGGAGATATCGAAACACTTGTTGAAATGCTAAAAACTGCGAATGCAACAGAAAATCCTCGTGTCTCTGAGAACGGGATAGTTGAATGGATTGAAGAAAATGGAGTTGATGCGCTTTTTGATTTAGTACTCGAAGAGTTAAAAAAGTCGGAATTTACCAAGAAAAAAACGTTGAACTTCGAGAAAGAAGTCAGCAAAAATCTAAAATAACAGATTTTGACAAACTCTATGAACAAGTTCAGTTAAATTGTTTGCGTTATCTCGGAATTGCTAATCTAAGAGATATAGAGCGCATGACCATTTCGGAGTATGAATTAAGGCTGAAAGCTTATAGGCTAAAAAGACTTGATGAGCAAGAATTTATTTACCAACAAGCATGGGCAAATTGGCAAGTTCAATCAACTAAGCAACAAGGTAAGAAGCAAGTTCCAGTTTATTCGACCTTCAAGAAGTTTTTTGATAAAGAAAAATTTGAAAATGATATTTTAGGAATCGAAACTTCGGACAGTGCTTTTAAAAAGGACAAAAAACTAATTAACCTCATGAAAAAAGCAAATAAGTAAGAAAGGAGGAAAAACATGGAATCTTATAGTGTAGAAGCGGTTCTGAGTGCTGTTGATAAAAATTTCACCTCAACCATGAATAAAGCAGATAGTTCAATGGGAGGATTAGATAAAAGCTCACAAAATACAAATACTTCTATCCTAGATATTGCTAAGGGTGTTGGGGTTTTTAAACTTGTTGATTCTGCGGTAGGTTTGGTTAGAAATTCATTAGATGGTGCTATAGATCGATTTGATACTTTGAATAAGTATCCTGTTGTAATGCAGGCGCTTGGTTATTCTGCTTCTGATGTTGATAAATCAATGGCAAAACTGAATAAAGGAATTGATGGCTTACCTACTTCTCTTGATGAAATTGTATCCAGTACTCAACAACTCGCTATATCTACAGGAAGCTTAACAAAAGGAACTGATACAGCTATTGCATTAAACAATGCTTTTCTAGCTTCTGGTGCTTCAACTGCAGATGCAAGCCGAGGAATGCAACAATATGTTCAAATGTTATCTAAGGGATCTGTTGATATGCAATCGTGGCGTACACTTCAAGAAACAATGCCCGTTGCAATGGATAAAGTTGCTAAGTCTTTTAAAGACCAAGGTGTAAATTCGGTTAGTGATCTATATGATGCTTTACAAAGTGGGAAAATTACATTCGATGACTTCAATAGTCGATTAATTAAATTGAATGACGGTGTTGGAGGATTTGCGGAACTTGCTAAGAAAAATTCAGCAGGGATAAAAACCTCGTTCAAAAATGTAAAAACAGCAGTAGTGAAAGGTTTGGAGAATGTTTTATCTGCAATTGATAACGGAATGAAGAGCGCTGGTCTTGGTTCAATCGCTCAGAATTTTGACAAGTTAAAAATTGTAGTTAATCAAGTTTTTAGTGCAATTACAAAAGCTATTCCTCCAGTTATTAGTGTAATTGCAAGAATAATCGCTACATTTAAAACTCTGTTTGAGTTCGTTAATCAAAATAAAGACTGGATTGGCCCATTAGTAGCTGGAATAACAGCTGGTGTGGCAGCATATAAACTATGGAAAGGCGCGATTACAGCGTGGAATACTGTTACTAAGATAGCTACTGCAGTTCAAGTGGCCTTTAATGCAGTTATGGATGCAAATCCAATCATGTTGATAGTTATTGCAATTGCTGCTGTTGTAGCAGGGTTAGTCTATTTCTTTACACAAACAAAAACAGGTCAGAAAATATGGTCAAATTTTGTAAAATTTCTAGGTTCTGCATGGCAATCTCTAGTTAAAATTTCCAAAGATGTTTGGGATAATATTACTAAAGCTTGGGACAGCGCAGTCAAATGGTTCACTGATACCTGGAACAACATCAAAAATGGAGCCAAGGGACTTTGGGATGGAACAATCCAAGGTGCCAAAAATGCCATTGATAGTGTTAAAAACGCTTGGAATGGCATCAAAGAGTGGTTCGCTAATCTTTGGAAAGGTACAACAAGCGGGTTAACCAGTGCTTGGGATAGCGTTACAACAACCTTAGCTCCATTTGTTGAGACAATCAAAACAATCTTTCAACCAATTCTTGATTTCTTTAGCGGATTATGGGGGCAAGTCAAAACTATCTTTGGTTCAGCTTGGGAGATTATTAAGACGGTTGTTATGGGACCAGTTTTGTTACTCATTGATTTAATCACTGGGGACTTTAACCAATTTAAAGAAGATTTTGGAATGCTTTGGCAAACACTAGCAACAGCGATTCAAACAATAGTCCAAACTTTTGTGAATATCGTAGTTGGATTTTACAATTCATTTTTCCAAACTGTAGTTAATATCTGGACAACAATTGTAAACACAATTCAAAGTCTTTGGGGTGCTTTCACAACATGGGTCGTTGATATGGCTAAGTCTATCGTTGACGGAATTGTTGATGGTTGGAATTCATTCAAGCAAGGTACTATTGATTTATGGAACGCTACCGTTCAATGGGTCAAGGACACTTGGGCTTCATTCAAACAGTGGGTTATTGGCTCTGCCAATGCTATTGTGAATGGAGTCAAACAAGGTTGGGAAAACCTCAAACAAGGCACAATTGACTTGTGGAACGGAATGATTAACGGACTCAAAGGAATTTGGGACGGTTTGAAACAAGGCGTTAGTGATCTGATTGATAATGTAAAAACGACATTTAACAATCTAAAAAATATAAACTTGCTAGATATTGGTAAAGCCATCATTGATGGACTTGTCAAAGGACTCAAACAAAAATGGGAAGATGGGATGAAGTTCATTAGCGGGATTGGAGATTGGATTCGGAAGCATAAAGGTCCAATTCGTGTCGACAGAAAACTTTTAACTCCCGCTGGTAATGCCATTATGACTGGTTTAAATTCTGGTTTAACTGGAGGCTTCCGTAACGTTCAATCTAATGTTTCAGGAATGGGTGACATGATTGCTAATGCAATTAATTCTGACTATTCTGTGGATATTGGGGCGAACGTTGCGGCAGCTAACCGCTCAATTAGTAGTCAAGTCTCTCATGATGTGAATCTTAACCAAGGGAAACAGCCGGCTTATGTAACCTTAAAACTCGGAAGCCAAGAATATAAGGCTTTTGTTGAAGATATTTCAGGAGTTCAAGGCTGGCAAAACGTCATGATGAATAAATTCTAGTCGGGAGGTAGAAATGTACAAGTTTAGAGATACGACAAAACAGGAACATTATCGCAACCTTCCTTTTATTCCAACCAGTGCCATGAATTATGATGGGATCTGGTTAGAGGAACTCATAGAAGGTTATCAGACTTTGACGGTTGAGGGACGAGAGATGTATTCTCTCAGCTTTGAGTCACAAGAAATGCAAGTGGGAGGAGTGATCACCAATGTTAAATATCCTCCTCGAGAGTTGACGATAAAATATAAGCTTGAGGATAGGGACCCTCGAGCTTTACAAGAAAAGTTTGATACCTTAAAGGCGTTCTTGATTCGTCAAGAAGATGTTCCCATTATTTTTAATGATGATCTGGAATATACTTTTTATGGCCGTTTCCAGACTGCAGACAATGTGGCTGGAGATACTAATTCAATCATTTCAAGTTTTACTGTCCTTTGTAGTGATCCATTTAAACACGGAAAAATTCAAATTGTAAAAAATAAAGTCATTGAAGTTTTGCCTTATCCAGTGAAACCGGATAAACTGTCATTCAAGTTACTGACAGATGGTTTACTTGCAACTGACGGAAATTATCGCCTGAAGTCATCACAGGCTAAAAAGGGCGACCTTTTGGAATTTGATTTTCAAACAGGCGATACTTTTCTCAATGGGAAAGTAAACAATAACCTCTTAGACCTTGATTCTGATTTTAAAAATATCAGATTGACAACTGGAACAGATTTTTCAAGTTCAAACTATGAGTTAACAATTCAATATAGAAAGGCGGTGCTTTAGTGAGCAATATCTTATTTTTAGATAAGATGCAACAAGTCATCAAAAGTTATGATTCTAACGAGTTCATAGAATGTGTTCAGACAAAAGAAATCACAACCAACGCTTCTGAATTAATGAATGACACACTTTCAGTTTCTTTACCTTTTGATGAAACAATTAAAGATGCCAGCTATATTGCAGTCAATGATACGAAAGAACAAGAGTTTTCTTTATATCGAATTTTAACCGCAAAAGATGAAGATAATTTACTTTCATTTGAAGCGATAAATTTCGCCGTCGATGAACTGGATAATTTTATCATTAAAGATATAAGACCTAAAAATAGGTCTTTTTCTTATGTGATTAATCAGCTTTTATCTGATTCAGGTTGTGACTGGGTATTGGGTGTCTGTGAACCAATCAAAACAGTTTCCAGTACTTTCTACTATACTTCCATGCGTGAAGCGCTCAAAGCTTTGCAAGAGTTAGGTGCAGAATTTACCTTTTCTATTGAAATTACAGGCAATAAGATTACTAAAAAAATCATTCACTGCTATAACCAAATTGGAAAAATAACCAATAAACGTTTTGAATATGGTGAGGAAGTTTTGAAAATTGTTCACCAACAAGACCGCACCAATATTGTCACTGCCTTAATTGGACGTGGTAAAGGTGAAGAAGTTGGGGACGGCTACGGACGAAGACTTGAGTTTTCAGATGTTGAATGGAAGAAATCAAACGGGAAACCACTTGATAAGCCTAAAGGTCAAAATTGGATTGAATATCCAGAAATGACGAAAGAATATGGCATTCCATCAAACGGAAAAATGCTTCCTCGAAAAACAGTGGTTATTTTTGATGATGTGGAAGATGCAAGCGAGCTTTTACAAAAGACTTATGAAAAACTGGCTTATTACTGCCGGCCACTCGCTCAGTTTAGCACTGAGATATTGGGTAGTGATTCAATTGGAAATACTGTTTCAATCCACAGAGGGGACCGAAATTATCACTATCAGACAAGAGTCTTTAAAGTGGTTACTGATTATGTTAATGGTCGAGTACAAGCTAGTCTAGGAGATAATTTAAGCGGAAACTCAATTAATCGCCAATTGTCACAAGTGCAAAGCAATATCTCTGACCTTGATAGCAATAAAATGACTTGGTATGACTCAACAGAGATTGGGAAATATCAAGACGATATTATGCGAGGTGCTGGTGCGAACGGCGGCTCGATTTACATGGTCAACGGAATTGAAGCGGGCGTTTCTCAATCAAGAGAGACCTATGAGCAAGTCTTTATGGATGGTCCAAAGATTCAAGATTCACAGTATTTCATGATTCAAAATAATGCTGGGATATCTTTTAAGCAATGTAAAAAAGGTCAATGGACGACAATTCAAGATGTTCATAATGGCAAAAGTAATACTGCATGGACACTTGATGGGACTTTCAATGCTAACTTTATTAATGCCGGAGTTTTGCAAGGGGTCAAGATTCGCTCAGTTGATAATGACTTCGTTATTGAACTTGACCAAGGAAAGATTCGCTTTATAAAAAAAGACGGTTCTTCTGAAAAAGAAATGTTCGCATTTGCTCCAACTTATGTCGGTGGACAACTCCAAGGCATTAATGCAATTCAAAATCAGGGTTATTCTTTCGCCTTGTCATCAAAAGGAAACAACGGAGCGCTTTTAAATGTTTTAGAAATTCCAAAAGACAGTACGGCTGAAAATCGCAAATTAAATCTTTACGGAGAAGTAAAAGTTAAGGGTAACTTTTATGTTAATGGAGTAAAAATCGATACCAACGGTGGAGGAAACTCTGGCGGCGGTGGTGGTGGTTGGAATGGCCAATATCCACCAGAAGTCACAAGTGATCGTGATAAACGTTACTGGCAAATATGGGCAATGGCAATTGGGTCTGGATTCTCTAAACAAGCGGCGGCCGCATTACTCGGAAATGCACAGGGTGAATCTGATGCCAATCCAACGGCTGATGAGGGCGGCGGACGTCCTGGATTCGGTTATGGAGTTTGGCAATGGACGGATAGTTCAGGAGCTAGTTCTGGACGTGTTTATATGATTAATCTCATGACACGAGCAGGAGTGACTGACAATCCAGACACAATAACCGCCCAATTCAAGCTCTTGATGTGGCATGCACCAAATGGCCAATGGATTGCGACAAGTTCTTATCCTTATTCTTGGACTCAATTCATGACATTGACCAATATCAATACTGCAACGCAAGCATTTGTAGCTAACTTTGAACGTCCCTTAAACGGACACCCTGAACGTAGCACTTGGGCCCAAGAATGGTATAACAAATTTGTTAATCTTAAAATCCCAAGCGGTGGCGGAGGTTATATTGCTCCGATTTCAAGCCCTATTACCGTAACAAGTGAAATGGGTTGGAGAACGAGTCCAATCACCGGAGCGCAAGAATTTCACAATGCTATGGACTTGGTTAATGGCAATCCAACAACTCCAATCTTAGCTTCAGGCGATGGTCAAGTGGTCCAAGCAGGAAGTAATTATTATGACTGGTATGGAAATTACACGGTCATCAAGCATGCGGATGGACTTTATACAGGGTACGCACATCAAAGCAGAATCGATGTTTCTGTGGGTCAAAATGTTAAAAAGGGCCAACAAATTGGACTTATGGGAGCGACTGGTCCGGTCACTGGACCACATTTGCACTTCCAATTTATGGACCAATATTGGCCATCATCAAGCGCTCACTTTAAGAATCCAAGGGATTATATCAAATTTTAGAAAGGGTCTATTATGACAGAACATTTTATAACACTGTCCACCACAGAACCTAATAACAATATTGGCATTGTTAAGCTAAGACATGCGGATGTCAATAGTCAAGCCATTGTTGCTCAAATCGTAGAGAACGGTCAGCCTAAAAATTTTGAGGGCTTACAACCGTTCTTTTGTTTAATGGCGCAAGAAATTACAGGTCAAGGTGTTTCAGAAGAAAGCATTGTTTCATTTGATGCATCCAAAGGAACACTGAGCTATATTGTCAGTGATAATGCTTTGCAAATGGTTGGACGTAACGAAGCTTATTTTAGCTTTAGAAAACAAGAAGGCGGGCGGTGGATTGAGCAGTTTTCTACTCGAACTTTCCATTATATCGTTGAGAAGTCTATTTATTCTCAACCTTTCAAAGACTCAAACTATTGGTGGACTTTCAAAGAGTTAAATCGAATCTTTAACCAATACATTGAAGATGGTAAAAATAGCTGGGAACAGTTTGTGGAAGCAAACCGTGAAATCCTTGAATCAATTGATCCAGGAGGACGGTTACTTGCGGAAGTTTTAGACCTCAATAAAATTATTTATCGTAAAGTTCCAAGCGGATTTAATGTAGTAATTGAGCACGATTCAGAGTATCAACCGGATGTGAAAGTAACTTATTACAAAAATTCAATTGGAACCGAAGCCAATGGATTTGATACTGGTCCAGTATTTGGCGGAGAGCGAATTTATAACCTAGCTTCTTCATTAAGCTATATCAGAAATAAAGTCAATGTTGAGCTTCCGTCAGTTTATGCAATGGCCGGAGAAGTTGTAAATAATGGTAACGAACTGTTGTTAATCAACGGAACTGAGGTTATGCGTTTTGTTATTGAGGGCGCAACAATCACCAAAGGCTATGTTGAAAAAGTGAAGCCACCAACTAATCTAATTGTTTATGATATCACTTCTTCAAGTGCAAAAATTTCGTGGGAAAACGGGGGATAATATGGCAGATAAAAATTATTTACACACCGCCTACGCTAACAGCGCAGACGGCACGGACGGTTTCACGACTGTTTATCCGAATTTGAATTTGTTTGAAGGAAGTAAAAAATACACTAAAGATAATCCCAAAATATTATCTTCTAGTGCTACTGATGGTTGGACTACTGTTGATGATGTTATTGTAAAAAATTTAAAAGCAGGAACATATACCATGAGTGCTAAAGCTGATGCACCTTGGACCGTTCATGACACAAGTGGTGCCAAACAAGGTAAGGTTGGACTATGGTTGGTATCGTCAACTTGGGAATTTATATCTTTAGGTGACACAGTTCCTAAAACAATCGAAATTCATAAAGATGGAGATTATTTCGTTAGGATTAATACCTATTCAAATGGAAAGGATATAGAAACTCATAAATTTTGGGATTTTAAACTAGAACCAGGTTCAACAGCTACTCCACACATGCCCTCATCTAGTGAAGTTACAACTGCTGACTGGCCAAAGTATGTAGGAACTTACGTTGATACGAATCCAACTTCTAGTATGGAACCCAGTAAGTATGATTGGGATGAAATGAAGTATCGGGTTTATTTAGATGGTACACCCGTAGGCGGAAGTAAACTTCTGTCATTTGATTTAGAAAATCTAAAGGCGGGCACATCATACAACGTTCAGGTTAGTCAAATAAATGGCAATGTTGAAAGCGACAAGTCAGAAAGTGTTACTTTTAAAACAACACTACCCAAATAATAGAAATAGGAGAATAAAATGGCTGAATTAACAAAGGTTTATCGCGGCATGCAAAATGGTGCCGAAACAATCAATGATAATTTAAACAAACTGAACACCAGTACTGTTCAGAAAACTGGGGATGAAACAATTGCAGGAAAGAAAACTTTCTCTGGTGACATTAGTGTAGATGGTGATTTCACGATGAAAAAATTTGCGGATTCTTATGTCGCCTTTTTTGCAAATAAAGGTGGGGGAAATACAGTCACATTTACTGCGCCTTGGGACTGTATTGCAGAAGTTGAACTCTTTTATCATGGCTGGGGATATAGTGGTGGAGAATGGGAAATCGGAATTACTACTCCCTCCGGATTAACTCAGTTTTATGAGGCAACAGGATATACTAATGGCCATAATACCGAAGCCATAGCCATGCATGCAAAGGCAATCTACTCCGGGCTCAAAAAAGGGCAACAATACACCTTTGATAAACGTGATGCAAGCGGAAAAGCCGGGGGCTCATCTCATCCAATGATGATTGTAAAACTTTATCGGAATTAGAAAGTAGGGGTTATGGAGGAGCAAGCATGGCGAGAAGTGCTCGAACGATTAGCTCGAATTGAAACAAAGTTGGATAACTATGAAACAGTCCGGGATAAAGCAGAACGAGCACTTTTAATAGCCCAATCAAATGCAAAACTTATAGAAAAAATGGAAGCCAATAATAAGTGGGCTTGGGGCTTTATGCTTACTCTTGCCGTAACTATTATTGGTTATTTATTCACTAAAATTAGATTCTGAAGGAGAGTAAAATGAATCAAATCAATTGGAAATTACGTTTAAAAAGCAAAGCTTTTTGGTTAGCTTTACTACCTGCTCTATTCTTGCTAATACAAGCTATAGGAGCACCATTTGGCTATAAGTGGGACTTTGTTATTTTAAATCAACAACTTGCTGCAGTGGTTAATGCTGCTTTTGCGCTATTAGCAATTGTTGGAGTTGTTGCTGACCCAACGACCAGTGGTCTAGGAGATAGTGATAGAGTCTTAAATAAAGATAAATCAGAGGAAAACAAATGAAAAAAGTAATTAAGAAAGCTACCATTCCAATGGCAGCTTTCTTTGTTGTTGCAGCAAGTGGTCCTGTATTTGCGGCAGTTGGTGACCAAGGGGTGGACTGGTCAGTATATAACGGAACTTACGGTAATTTTGGCTATGCTCATGATAAATTTGCTTTTAGCCAAATCGGAGGAACTTATGGCGGTTCATTCGTGGACCAAGCCACCTATGAAACGCAAGTAGCTTCAGCAATTGCTCAAGGTAAACGAGCGCACACTTATATTTGGTACCAAGTCGGAGGTTCGCAAGAAGTAGCAAAAGCAGCACTTGACCGCTATTTACCAAGAATTCAAACGCCAAAGAATTCTATTGTTGCTTTAGACTACGAAGGTGGAGCAAGTGGAGATAAACAAGCGAATACTGATGCGATTCTTTACGGAATGCGTCGAGTAAAAGCGGCTGGATATACTCCAATGTATTATTCAGATAAGCCTTATACTTTGGAAAATGTCGACTATAAGCAAATCATCAAAGAGTTTCCTAACTCATTATGGATTGCGGCATATCCAAATTATGAAGTAACACCAGTTCCAAACTATAGCTTCTTCCCAAGTATGGATGGAATTTCAGTATTCCAGTTCACATCAACTTATGTTGCTGGCGGACTTGATGGAAATGTGGATTTAACTGGAATCACAGATAATGGATACGGAAAACAGCAAGGCCAAGAAGTTAAACCCGATACTGCTACACCGGCCACTGATGAAGGACAGGATGCCAACGAAGTGACACCAAGTGAAATCCAAGAGGGCATGACTGTCACAATCAAGTTTAGCGCAACAAATTACTCAACAGGACAAGCAATCCCTAAATGGGTTAAGGAAAATTCCTATAAAGTCCTCCAAAAATCTGGCAATAAAGTCTTGCTTGATAATATCATGAGCTGGGTTGCAGCAAGTGATGTTCAAGCGGTAGACACAGGCGTAAGTAATTCAACTGGGAATACTCAAACTCACATTGTTCAATCAGGCGATACTTTGAGTGGGATTGCTTCCAATTGGGGAACAAACTGGCAAGAATTGGCTCGTCAGAACAGTTTATCTAATCCGAATATGATTTATGCAGGTCAGGTTATTCGCTTCACAGGCGGTCAATCTGGGGCTACAGCACGAACTTACACAGTACAATCTGGTGATAATCTTTCATCAATTGCGAGCCGTTTAGGAACGACAGTTCAAAGTCTGGTTTCAATGAATGGTATTTCAAACCCTAATTTGATTTATGCTGGTCAAACTTTAAATTATTAAAATTAACCCCGCTTCGGCGGGTGTTTTTTGTTACATATATATTAAAAAAGCTATAATTAAAAAATCTACCACAATTCTTATAAAAATTATGATAGAATAGTTAAGTTTGTCAGTTAATTATTTGACATTTCACTTACTTTCAAGTAAAGTGTAAGTGTACATGAAGTAGAACACTTCCGATGTTAACTTTAATAATAAAGGAGAATATTGTGGCGAAAATAATCTCATTCTTCAATCATAAAGGTGGAGTAGGAAAAACAACTCTAGCTTATAACGTTGCTTGGAGCCTCGCGGAAAAAGGAAAAAAAGTCTTGATGCTCGACGGGGATGCTCAAGCAAATTTAACAGAAATAGCAGTTGATAATGAATTTTTGGATGATTATAGCCAAATGAATTTATTTGCTAATTATGATTCAGAATTTTTTTTAAAAAATAATGTATATGAGTATTTTGTTCAATATATCGAACCAACATTTGGACAAGAAATAAGAGAAATAGAACTTTTTCAAAAGAGTGATAATCTTAAATTATTAGCAGGGTCTTTGCGTTTCGCAGAATTGGAAGAGAGCGTAGGTTTATCGATGGCAGGGATTAGTGCCCTTTCTCATATTCCCACCTCAGTTTACCAAGCGCTCCAAAAACTTGGAGAGGGTCAAGATTATATTATTGTGGACCTTTCTCCAGCTTTGTCAGCTGTTAACCAACTTTTTGTAATGCTGTCAGATTATTTTATTGTACCTGTAAATCCTAGTATTTTTAGTAGACAAGCTTTAAGAAACTTGAATCAAATTTTTAGAGGCTGGAATAGGAATGTATCTGATTTTGAAATATTTGCAAGAAAGACTAAACAACTACCTAAAATGTTAGGAATTGTTTGTCAGAATTATCGTCCTTTTTCTAGAAAGAATGAACAGAATACAAAGTCTGCGAAGAGATTTGAGCAAATTCTTGATGAACTTAATGACTTTACAATTGAGTTGGCCGATGATCTTAACGGGTTTGGTATGGCAGTGACACCAAAGGAATTTAAAGAAATTTTTGAGAAAAGGGATCCGTATCGGATTGCCAATATCCCCGACTACAATCAACTTGCGATGGTTTCGGAAAAAGAACAATTACCTGTTCAAGCCATAACAAGCGCTATTCTTACAGAACATGATTTGAATACTGATTACTATAGAGATAAAGTATCTGGATTCAAAGAGGAATGTGACAATATAGTCGGTGGCTTATTGAATTTATTGGATAAATAACCTCTCGCCCTCCGGGGCGTTTTTCTTTGTTCTCGTTAAGAAGTTTGCTATAATTAAACTTCTAACACTGATCCCCCTTAATTGGGGGTCTTTTTTTGTTAACAAATGTTACTGTTTTTCTTAAGATAAATTAGTATAATATCCTTATCGTAAATGCTATTCCAAATACAAGTACAAATAACTAAGTATTTCGGGAGAGATAAAGCGCCCTTTTCCAAAGCGAGGGTGTTTTTTTCTTGACAACGGAAATGGAAAGTTATATAATTTTTACATCCCAAAAAATACTTTTTTAATAAATTCATTCCTTAGCGCCCCTCTCCTAACTGGGGCGCTTTTTTTATGCTATAATATAGTCGGGATGTTTGTGAGATTTCATCCTATTCCTAGAGTCAAGCCATTCTTCGGAGTGGCTTTTTTCAAATAAAAAAGCTCTAGCTGGATGACTTCAAGGAGTCCAACTAGAGGATGATGAGTGTTAGTACAAATTCAGAAAAAGATTTACTATATACAAAACATAAGAGGTACTAACAATTTAAATATTAACAATTTTTCAGACAATTGTCAATTATTTATAGTAGTTTGTTATAATAGTTTTA